GCTGGAGATCAGAAGGAATCGGCCCTGTCTTTCTGAAACTCCAAGGACGCGTCCTGTACCGCGTCGAGGACATCGAAGCATTCGAGATCGGCAGCCTGCGCAAGAGCACTTCTGAGCGCGTCATTGCGGGGGGTGCAGCATGAGCGCCATCGCCCTCGATCAGGTCATCACCACGCCAGCCGGCGATCTCGCCGCGAAACCGAGTGAAATTCTGTTCCAACTCAGAAACGACGCAGCTGATCTGCTCGCTGCAGCCAAGGCGATCGTCGATCACGTCGACCGTGCGCTTGATCTCAAGTATGCCGATCAAGCGCATTCGGTGCGCCTTGCCACAGGTAAGGACACAGGTGTCGTGCATTTCGATGACGGTCAGGTACGCATCACCGCCGACTTGCCCAAGAAAATCGACTGGGACCAACAGCGTCTCGCCGACATCGTGCGTCGCATTGCCGCCAACGGCGACAGCCCAGCTGAGTACGTCGAGATTAGCTACCGCATCTCGGAAGCCAAGTTCAATGCGTGGCCTGAGTCACTCAAGAGTGTGTTCGCCCCGGCGCGCACCCTCAAAACCGGCAAGCCCGGATTCCGCCTCGCCTTGCTTCAGGAGTAACCATCATGAAAACAAAACCCTCGTTGCTTGATCTGCTGCGCCAGCAGTCTTCGATGTACATGCGTGACCTGCCTGACAGCGTGCGCATCCCGGCGCTAGACGGTAGCCGCCCAGACGATGTGATCCGCCCCGTCCTGGATGCAACCATCGACGACATTGCCTTCGCCGTCCAAGGCCTTGAAGCGGAGTCCACTGCTATCCATCGCCGGCTTGGTGCCCTCCGTGATCTGTACGAGATGGCTCGCAAGCGCGGTGCATTGGGCTTCACCCCGGTGTCCGAGGCCTTTGCACGACTGACCACCGAGGAGGTGCGCAAATGAACCTACCAATCATCACTGCCGATCAACGATTGGCCGAGCGGCGCGGTGTCAAGGGCGTGCTCGTCGGCAAGAGTGGCATCGGCAAGACCTCGCAGCTGTGGACTCTGAAACCCGCAGCAACACTGTTCTTCGACCTCGAAGCAGGCGATCTCGCGGTGGAGGGCTGGGCTGGCGACACCGTCCGTCCGCGCACCTGGCAGGAGTGTCGCGACTTCGCTGTTTTCATCGGCGGCCCCAACCCAGCACTACGCAATGAGCAGCCCTACAGCCATGCGCATTTCGATGCAGTCTGCGAGAGTTTTGGCGAGCCGTCGGCCATGGACAAGTACGACACCGTGTTCGTTGACTCGATCACCGTCGCAGGTCGCCTCTGCTTGCAATGGTGCAAGGGGCAACCACAGGCATTTTCCGAGAAAACCGGCAAACCTGACAGCCGTGGCGCGTATGGCTTGATGGGCCAGGAAATGATCGGCTGGCTGACCCACCTGCAACACACCCGGCGCAAGAACGTGTGGTTTGTCGGCATCCTCAACGAAGCACTCGATGACTTTAATCGTCGCGTTTTCTCGCTGCAGATCGACGGCTCCAAAACCGGTCTGGAATTGCCCGGCATCGTCGATGAAGTCGTCACCCTGGCCGAGATCAAAGGCGATGACGGTGCCAGCTATCGCGCCTTCGTCTGCCACACACTGAACGCATGGGGTTATCCGGCCAAGGACCGCTCAGGTCGCCTCGACACCGTTGAGGAGCCGAACCTCGGGCGTCTCATGGAAAAGATCGCCGGCCCAGCCAGACCTGCGCCCGAGCGGCTCGATTTCGCTCGGCCCAGCGCTATCTCCATCGTCACCCCCGAATCCAATTTAACTCAGGAGTCCTGATCATGACCTATTTCGATTTCAATTCCGCTTCCGAACAAACCTCCTTCGACCTGATCCCCAAAGGCAGCCTCGTGCGCGTTCGCATGACCGTCAAGCCGGGCGGCCACGACGATTTGTCGCAAGGCTGGACTGGTGGCTACGCCACTCGCAACGTCAATACCGGCTCGGTCTACCTGAACTGCGAATTCGTGGTCATGGAAGGAGAGTACGCACGCCGCAAGATGTGGTCGCTGATTGGCCTGCACAGCCCGAAAGGGTCTGAGTGGGCCAACATGGGCCGCACGTTCGTCAAGGCCATCCTCAACTCGGCACGCAATGTCCATCCAGGAGACAACAGCCCAGCCGCACAGAACGCACGGCGCATTAGCGGTTTCGCTGATCTTGATGGCATCGAGTTTCTGGGCAAGGTCGACTGGGATAAGGACCAGAACGGCCAGGATAAAAGTGTCATCAAGTCGGCGATCACACCTGACCACAAGGACTATGCAGCGGCCATGGTTGCGCCACGCAGTGCGGCGACCGCACCGGCAACACAGGCCGCCAATGCCACCATCGCACCCAATGCCTACGCACAGGCCACGGGACGCGATCCCATACCTGGCCGCCCCAGTTGGGCTCAGTAAGGGAGGACCGACATCATGATGCTCCGTCCCCGCCAATCACTGCTGGTCAAACGAACCTTGGACGCGCTCGCCCAGCATGGCAACACGCTGGCTGTCGCGCCTACCGGATCTGGCAAGACCATCATGTTGTCGGCGGTGGCCGGCAGCCTGTTGTCTGAGCCCGATGCCAAGGTCTGCATTCTCGCTCACCGCACCGAACTGACGGGCCAGAACCGAGCCAAATTCTCTCGGGTCAATCCTGGCCTCACAACCTCAGTGTTCGACGCCAATGAAAAATCGTGGGAGGGGAACGCTACTTTTGCGATGGTGCAGACCCTGTCTCGCCCGTCGCATTTGAAGCAGATCCCCACGCTCGATTTGCTGGTCATTGATGAAGCACATCACGCATCCTCCCCCAGCTACCGCGCTGTCATCGATCAGGTGCTGGACAAGAATCCAAAGGCTGGCATCTGCGGCCTGACCGCCACCCCGAATCGAGGCGACGGCCAAGGACTGCGTGAGGTCTTCACCAACGTGGCTGATCAGATCAGTCTGGGTGAGATGATTGCATCCGGCCACCTGGTGCCGCCACGCACCTTCGTGATCGATGTCGGCGCGCAGGAGGCTCTGCAAAAAGTGCGGCGCACGGCGATGGACTTCGACATGGACGAAGTTGCATCGATTCTCAACAAGTCGCTTATCACCGATGCAGTGATCGCGCACTGGAAACAGAAAGCTGCCGACCGCAAGACCATCATCTTTTGCTCGACGGTCACCCATGCGCAAAACGTCTGTGATGCATTTGTGGCATCAGGTGTTCATGCCGTGCTGATCCACGGTGAGTTATCAGACGCCGAGCGCAAGGCGCGCCTGAAGGATTACGAAACTGGTCAAGCCCAAGTGGTCGTCAATGTCGCGGTGCTCACCGAAGGTTACGACTACACGCCCACCGCTTGTATCGTGCTGCTGCGCCCGAGTTCCTACAAGTCCACCTTCATCCAGATGGTGGGGCGTGGCCTGCGCACCGTGGACCCCGAGGAGTTTCCCTGCGTCATCAAAACCGATTGCATCGTTCTGGACTTCGGCACGGCCAGCCTTATGCATGGGGCACTCGAGCAGGAGGTCAACCTCGATGGTCATCCCCACGATGGCGACGCGCCTACCAAAGATTGTCCGGACTGTGATGCCATCGTGCCGCTGGCCTGCATGGAGTGCCCGCTTTGCGGCCATGTCTGGGAACGCAGCCCTGACGATGTGGGTGAGTTGTCTGACTTCATCATGAGCGAGATCGATCTTTTGAAACGCTCGAACTTTCGCTGGTGCGACCTGTTTGGTTGTGACGACGCGTTGATGGCCACGGGCTTCAGTGCCTGGGGAGGCGTGTTCTTTCTGAACGGTCGCTGGCATGCCATAGGAGGTGCCAAGTCGCTGGTCCCGAAGTTGCTGGCCGTTGGCGATCGCACGGTTTGCATGGCCAAGGCAGACGACTGGCTCAATGACCACGAGTCGGCCGATTCTGCACACAAGACCAGGCGCTGGCTCAACGAGCCACCGACGCCTAAGCAACTGGGTTACCTGCCAGAGCCAATGCGTGCCGATTTCGGCATGACCCGCTACCAGGCGTCGGCATTGCTGTCGTTTCAGTTCAACAAGAACGCGATTCAGCGGCTGGTGACAGCGGCCAACGACGCGCATGTATCCAGTGCGATGGAGCTTGCGTGAAATGCGCCGTTTGCTCCCGCAAAGCCAAAGGCTTTGGCTGGTTCAACGCCAGCATCAAACTCGGCGACCTCAACCGCTATTCCGACAAGTTGGTGTTTTGCTCGCGGCGCTGCCAAAACGCGTTCTCAACGCTCATGAACAAAACGGAGGGACAAATGATTGATCCGAGTGAAATGGAAATGGCCGCGATGGGGTGTTGCTTGTCGCCTTTGGGCGAGTTTGTGGGCGCCATCGGCATGGACCGCCCGCTGGCGAGTTACAGCCGCGAGGAGGTGATGACCCTTATCGATGTCGTGGTCACGGCCTATCAGGAGCACATGACGTCTGAGCACGAACGCATGGCCGCCAGGGATCTTGCGTTTTTGGAGGAGCGACTGGCCCGGAAAAGCAAGTCCTCATCCATGGGAGCGCCATTCTGATGCTGGACTTCAACTCTCGCCCCAAAATTCAAGATCAGATCACAAGCCTGATCGATGGTGCACTGATCCGCGAACGCGCGGGTCAGAGGCCGCGTGACTATCTCGGTGCCTCGCGCCTCGGGGTCGCTTGCGAGCGTGCTTTGCAGTATGAGTACAAGCACACACCGGTCGACGTCGGTCGTGATTTCTCGGGCCGCCTATTGCGCATCTTTGAAGTCGGTCACACCTTGGAGGACTTGGCCATCCGCTGGCTAAGTTTGGCCGGATTTGATCTGTATACACGCAAGGCCCAAGGCGGCCAGTTCGGCTTCTCGGTGGCTGGCGGCCGAATACGCGGCCATGTCGACGGCATCTTGAACACCGGCCCTGCTGATCTGGGTCTGAGCTATCCCGCCATCTGGGAGTTCAAGACCATGAACGACAAGTCCTGGCGCGACACCGTTAAGCATGGGGTTGCCAAGTCCAAGCCTGTTTATGCCGCACAGGTCGCAGTCTATCAGGCGTACATGGAGGTCGGCATTCCTGGCATTGCTGATAATCCAGCGCTTTTTACTGCAATCAACAAAGACACCCAGGAAATCTGGTTCGAATTGTTGCCGTTTGACGGTGGACTGGCGCAGCGCATGTCGGACCGTGCCGTGCGCGTGAT